TTCAATCCGTTCACTGGGACTGGACGAACACCGAATCACACGAGTGTTTTCAGGATTATTGAACATCGTAATAATCTGATTGTAAGAAAACACGGCGTCATTCAGCATGATCCAGATCTTATTCGTAAAAGATGGCTTAGTAATAAGCCCTTTTAGTTCTGTTCCGTCACCAAGAGTAATAATTGGCTGATAAATCTTCGGGTAAGCCCAATCTTCCGGAATCTCCGGAATATCTTCCTGATTCTCGGTTATTTCCTGATTCATATTCTCTTCGTCCATTTTTTGGATTGCTCCCTTCCGATCTATTCTTCTTTATCGATTATCTACAATTAAAAATGTTGCGGTAACTGGTATTCCGTCAGCAGTCATAAGCTTTAACACTTGCCATCTCGGACGGCTTCCGTTAAAAGTCGAACATTGAAGGCTTAACGTATGTCCCTGTACAGCGTTGATAATTTTCGTATTAATCGTGTCGAATTCGCCCTCTAACGCACTTATTTTCCCAGCATTAACATTAATCGCGTAAACATTTTCGGCAATAGCTGTCTTGAATGCACCAACCTGCGTGGTGAAGCTGGGAATCGCTTGAACTCCGCTCTTAAGAGTGGCATAATCATCCGCATCAATCACGCCGTCCGGAAGTTTTTTAGTTACGCCGTCCTCTTTATAGGACAGCGGTTCATTCATCTGGATAAGCCATTTCCCCTGCTTAACGCCAACTTTAGCGGATCCTTTTCCATCATTTCCCCCGCCGGTTAAATTTATGTTTGTAATAGCTTCCTTCCCGAGTTCAACGATACCTGACTCATTACCATCCGCATCTGTGTCCTTGCCGAATGAGCCGACTATATTAGGAGGTAGAACGCCCTTAGTCGCATCTTTAATCAAAGCGCTGGCCGTCTCAGGATCCATATCATCGGTAATTCCTAATTGGGTCACCTTATCCAAAATGTTTGGCAATGTGCTTGGAGTCTTTCCTTTTAATTCAAGAGCCTTCTGTCCGGCACCAATCGTCATCGAGGTGACTGCCGACTGATAGTTCTCATCAAGCTCGAGGAGCTTTCTCCCCGTTGGACTCATTTTCTTATAGCTTTCAAATAACTTCGACATTCCGGGCACTCTCATGCTTGCCGCAAATGTCGCTGCCTGTTTTTGTCCATTCAAGATGGCTGCTGTACGCTCATACACTTCCCCCGGAGTGTCAATATCTGGATCTGAAAGCACTTGCTTAACAATAAGCTGAGAAGTCTGCAGCGCAGGTTTAATACCGACCCCGCCGACAGTCTTCTTCAAAGTTTCGTATTCTTTATTGTTGTACGTCTCGTCCCATATCAGTTTCCAGGCAAGGGCATTCTGTTGCTTTTCCTTAGCTTCAGTGTCGCGATTATCGTCATCATCTGTGATTTTTTTGTTTCCGGCTCCTCTTCCGGCTCCGCCTTTTCCTCTTTTGGATTTGGATGTGGAAGTGGATGTGGAAGTGGATTTTGAACCGTACTCGACGTTCAGAATATCACTCGGAATTCCAGCGTTATAACTATTCTTTTCTGGATGATGCAGATCGTATTTGATACTCAATAATGTACGGTTTACAACATTACTATGTGCATCCGGATTGTACTCATCCAGCTCGGTCATATCTGAAGGAATAGCCAGCCTTATGCAGTCGCCTACAAGATACTTGACAATATCACGATCAACATTGTGCATATCGACAGCGGAAAGATCATAAGACGTGATACCGCCTACATAATTATTCTTAATCCAGTCGCAGGCGTATTTCCAAAGCTTTTCCGGTGTGTCCGCGTTTGAAAATTTTTCAACCTTATAAATGATACCGTACCGTGCAATAGCTTTTTCATAAATATCCTTTGTTACATATCCGGTATTAAGTTCGCTCTCAGAATAAACCTGCGTAATCTGCGGAACGAGAATTCGATTATTATTTCCATGAATATTCGTGGCATAATCCGTGATGTAAACATCTTCGCCCTCTTTTGACCCAACAGGAATCAAAGCGGTAAAGATGTTGTCCACCTCGCTGTTGCTCTGTGCGTCGATAATGTTTTGCGTAATCGCGATTGGCTGGCCGTTTTCAAGATCGCGGCGGAACCACAGCCGGCACCAGTCCAAATACGTTTTCTGATCTGTTGCAGAATATCTTGCGCGAAAAAATCCTCCGAACTGCTTCATAAGCGATTCGATGGCGTTCATCGTCTGTTCTGTTCCGTTGCTGCCATATTTCTCGGATTCGTTATTGATCATCTGTTCGGAGGAAATGGTTTCCGGATAAGCGCCAGGAATATAACCGGGATAAATGCACTTGTCTGTCTCTCCGGATTCCATCATTTGCTGATTATGAACGTCCAGCAAACTTACAATGTACTCTTGAAGAGTTACAGAAGCCCTTTGCGCCTTAGGAACCCCAATTTGAATCGAATCCATCAGGAAGGCTAGGCTTCCTTCACAGTGGACCTTCTTAACTCCAGACATGGTGTTGTCGATGGTCAGAATCCGTCCTCTGAAAATCGTGTCCCCGTCATACTCGACGCGCATGATCGTTCTCATCTGAGCAAGTGCGTGGTAATAGGGATGATTCGGATAAATCGTGAATTCAAACGTGCCGGTTTTGTTAATCTCGCAAGAGACGGTCGGATCTGTTAAAACATTCTCCATATCCGATTCCTGAATAGGAATGGTATAAAGCGTCTTTTCATCCGTTACAAGACGCCCGGCTTCGTAATAATTTTTGATCGTAATTTTATATGTAACGTCACCCATGCTTTACAGTCGAGCCTCCTGATTCCGTTCGTCCGTATAATCCGTATCAAAATTGAATGGATCCCACAGCCAGTCATCCGCGTTTTCGTAAATGGAATAACTGTAAACGTCAAGTACATAGTTGATGGTTACGTGACTGAAATCTTCCCCCGGTTCCAGATTGTTGACCGTAAAACGGCCCTCATAATACCGCGTCGGAATATCTGTCAAAATAACCCGGAGTCTTTTGCCGTGAATAAAGTTCACAATCCGCAGGCGGATCGATTCCCAGTGTTCGTGGTAATTGTCAATAGCAAATTCCCAGCTCCCGCTTCGTGGACCGTAGACTGGTTTTCCGGTAAGGTATTCTGTAAAGTCGATCGGGTCGCCCCGGCCGGGAATCTCGATGAAATTCGTCGAGACCCCGGCTTCGGCGACAACCAATTTGGAAGTCGGAACCAGATGCCATTCCGTCCAGGTATTTTTCACTTCGCTTCCGTCAAGTGTCATGAAATTCAGCGAATGCTGGCCCTCGTATACAGTAGATGAAGACATATCAGTTCCTCCTTCCCGCGTAAAATGCTTTTCTTCCGATGTCGACGTCGACATCGTCGGCAACGCCGCCCGCCAAAACGCCGGTGTCAAGCACCAGCTTCATGTTGGAAATGCTGTTGCCCATTTTTTGTATGTTTTCAAGCATGGCATCCATTCGAGCCATTGTATTCTCCTCGCCGCTTCCATTTTGAACAGACACGGGCGTTGTAAAGGTTCTGGAGACACGGGAATTAATTCCGCTTGTATTCAGTCCGATACCGTAGCTTCGGCCGAACATGTTGCTTAGAGTTCCTTCCCCGGCGGTCACGTTGCTTAGATCAAGCACCGGCCTGATAGTCGGCTGCGTGTCAATGTCCTCCAGCAGCGTAGCACTGAGACCCGCCAGAATTCCCTTTGTTGATTCAATGGTGCTGTTCGCCATGGATTCGCCGGCATCCTCGGCCAGTCCGCTGCTCTTCGTGATTCCGATTGCGAGACCTTCCGAGGCGAATTGGCCAAGGCTCATAAAAACGCGGCTTGGGCTGTGTGAGTCCAGAGCCTCCTTCGCAGCTTCGTATGCGGCGACAGCCATAGCAACAGCCGCGTCGATGACTCCGGACTGCCCGAGGGCAATACCGTTTGCGACACCGGCGGATATGTTCTGACCTACGGCCTCAAACTGCGTGCTGACAGTCGCCAGGTTGATGGAAGCCAGATTATTCAGGCCCTGGACAAAGGTTGTAAAGATGTCTACATTTGTTTTATCTATATTTCCTGCCTGGTTGATGGCTTCGGAGATAGAGCTCATCAGAGAGACGATGTAATTCACGATGGAATTATCGTATTCATTTCCGTTGGCATCATTTTTCACGGAGGCCATTCCCTGCAGGAAGGTATTCAGATAATCTACATAACTTCCTACGTTGCCATAGGCGATATTGTTGCTGACGGTTGACAGACTTCCAATCAGGTCGACCACGGTGCTGACTACCTTCAAAGCGTTTATTACTTCATCCGCGTTACTGAATTTTCCGGAAATTTCTGTAGCAAATGTTGAGAGTCCGGTTCCGAGCCCGCCAATCTGTGTTCCTACGTCAGTAAGTTGTGATTGCCGTCCGCTTACAAGCGTATTAAGCGCCGCCCCAAGACCGCCGACTTTCGGAAGCCGGGTGCTTATGTCCTGCATAATCCCGATCATTTCATCAACTGTCCCGATAGCTGCTTTCGCAGCTTCCGGATCGAAAGGCTTTTTGCCTTCCTCGGTACCGGTGATCTGATCGCTAAAGTCACGCAGGCTCTGTCCAAGGGTTTCGAGCTGTACTCCGATGTCGGACAACTTAGGCGGATCTCCTGTCCAGATGCTGGCGATGCCGCCAACATCTTCCAGTTTTCCCTGCGCTTCGATAAGATTAGTGATGACCTCGACAGCTTTATCTACGATAGTCGTTGACGCAGTCTTTCCTTCCTCGATTTCGCTGTCGGTAATGCCCGTGTATTCATCTTCGCTTTTACCGGTTACCTTCATGGTGAAGTCCTTAAGGCCCTGTCCGAGGGCTTCCAGATCAGCACCAAGATCAGTAAGACTCTGCTTATTTCCTTCCCACCAGCTGCGGATCCCGCCGATCGTCGGCAGGCTGTTCGCTAATTCAGAGAAAGAAGTAAGTGCCTCTGTCGCTTTGGAATAGTCAATCGGCTTCATCTCGCCGGAGGCTTCGTCCACGACGGTAGTTGATTTGGCAAAAGCGGCCAGCGCGAGGCCGAGCTGTTCAATATTTTTGCCAAAGGTCTCAAGTTCATTGGGCTGGACCTCAACCGACTCTCCTGTCAGGAATGAAGCGAGAGCGGTGCCAATGGCCTGACCCATATCGATTTCGACCAGTTTTTCTTTAAGATCCTTGAAGAAATCCAGTGCTGCCAATGCCTGCTCCGTACCTTCGCCAAGCTGGCTTCCGGATTCTTCAAACATAACAAGTGCCCCGGCAAGTGCGGCCAATTGAGCACCAAAGAGCCCAAGCGCCTCTTCCGAAGGCATGTTTTCAGGAATTGTAAATCCGCCGTTTTCAGTCAGACTGTTGGAAATATCCCGCAGCAGACGAACGGCTCCGGCTACGTCAGGCGCGCCTTCCGCGTTTACGTCCATTCCGGTCGCCTCTTCAGCTCCCTTAGCGTAAAGCATCATGGCGCCTCCGAGTCCTGTCAGCTTGGCCGAAAGACCGTCAATGTCCATTGAGGCGATGGTATCCATATCTCCGGCACATGCGCTAAGTTCCTTAATCAGCTGCAGTGCGGAGTTTTCACTTAGATCGCCGACGTTTCCGGTGTGGCCTGCGAATATCTCAACTCCCGTACCTAAATCAAATAAAGCGGTAGTAAAAGCTTCCCGCTGAGAGGTATATCCTTCAAAACCGTCAAGGCTGGCCATCATGAGCTTAACCTTGTTTATAATCCGCTGAGCCTTGCTGAAAGCCGCTTCATCGACCTGATTCATACGGCTGCTGAAGTCTATCAGTAAACCGCTTGTCAGCGTAAGATGAGAAGAGATAGTTGTGAGTGCGGAAGAGGAAATCGATCCGATTACTATACCGCCAATATCCCCAAGCAAAGCGACCAGCATGTGTACAACGCGTTTGGCCTTTTCGATCCCGCCCTCGTCCACGCTGTTCATGCGAGTACTGAAGTCGGAAATCATACCGCTGAATAGCTTTAGATTCGCGGCAAGCGTGGTAAGCGAACTTCCGATCATGTTCATAACGAGGGAGCCTACCAGACCAAAGACCAGCATCAAGGCAGCCATTGCGGCGGAAAGAATCAGGATACCCTTCAGAGCGCCGGTAATCGTCATGCCTCTTGTGAGCGTTAAAGCGATCCCGATAGCCGCAACCAAAGCTGCAAGGCCGGCAGAGAACGCAATAATTTTATCCGTAGGCACGTTCTTGATCTCATTCAGCGCAATAGAAAATGCGATCATAATCACCGCAAGACCGGCCAGCAAAAGCAAGCTGTGTATCGCGTCAAGAATATCGTTGTCTTTCAGCATTGTCTTTTGGATTAACCCAAATACTACAATGATTCCCATCAGATAGGAACATGCCACGGAAATCTGCTCCCAGCTAAGGCCGGTCAGGCTGGCCATGGCAAATCCAAACGTCAGAAGAACCGCGGCAAGGCCGGCCATCATAATGGCGATTCCCGCTCCCTGAAGAACGTTCATATCGTCCACCAGATGAGTCATCAAAACCACGATGGCACTGACTGCGAGAAGACCTACACCCATTTTTGCGAGGCCTTCCCATGGCAGGTTCGCCAAAGGCAGCAATGCCTGCATCAGAACCCAGATAGAGGCAGCGACCATAAGAATGTTTCCCATTCCGGTTCCGTGCATGCTCTGAGTGTTATTGATGAACATACCGATAATCAACATCGTTGCGGCGAGACCGGCCCCAATTTTACCAAGCTGTTCCCATTCCAGATTTGCAAGAGGCATCAACGCCTGCATCAAAACCCAAATGGAAGCAGCCACAAGAATTAATTGACCCATTCCCGCGCCTTTAATAAAAGCTATCTTCTTAGTGAACATTGACAGCATTTCAAGAACTACAAACAGACTTATGCCCATTTTTGCGAGCTGCTCAATGCTCAAATCCTTTAGCCCCTGCAGAGAAAGGATCAGAAGTCCAATCGATGCGGCCAAAAGAATTAAACTTCCGCCGCCTTTTATGGACATGTTCCCGACTTTATTGCTAAACTCAGTCAGGATATAAAGGATGCCGACAAGCCCGATAGCCATCTTCAGCATACCTTCATACTCCATGTTCGCCAACGGCTTCAGGGCAAATATCAGCAGACCGATAGCCAAGGCCATGGCTGCAATGGAACCCGCCCCCTTGATGTTTTTCATGTCCTTGCCGATGTATTTCACCATCAGGCCAAGGATGGTCACAATGCCAAAGAGCCCGGTCAGCATCTTCATAATACCTTCCATGCTCATATTGGCGAGCGGCTTCAACATCAGCGTTAACAAACCGATGCCAAGCGTAATGCTCAGAATTGCGGCAGCAACGGCCGCGATCGTGGCGGTAAGGCCGATAGCGTCCTTCCAGTCCTTCAGAACGAACTGCTTCATGATGAACATAAACCCGCCAAGAGCTAGCATGACGCCCGTCAGAGCGGCAAAGCCCTTAAGCAGACTGTTGGTGTTCATACTGCCAAGAACCGCCACGGAACCAGCGATCAGTGCGATACCGATAGCAATCTTCATGACTTTATCGCCGGTGGATTCCAGCTGATCTCCGAATTTCAGCTTCAGACCGTCCTGCATAACGTCCTTCGCGCCCTGAAAGAAGCCACGCATGTTGTTCAGAAGGCCGCCGCCCTTACGGAGCACGCCTATCAGCTTAAACAATGCGTAACCGCCAAGGAATGACATGATCAGCCCGTACAGGTTGGTGCCCTTAACGATGCCTGACATGTCAGCCAGAAATTTTCCGAAGGAGCCGATACCCAGCATATCCTTCGCCCAGGTAAAGAGATTAAATTGATTTGCGTCTTTCTTAATATTGTCAAACAGATTAGCAAAGCCACCGAATATCTTCCGCAGCCATTTCTTAGCCACGCCAAGGATTGTTTTGCTGCTTTCGTCGGTTCCATCCTCGGCGCCCTCTTCTGCGAAGCCAAAGATGTAGGCAATCGTGCTCTGAAGATTTTTGCCGATACCGGGGATCAGAGAGAAAATATCATCGAACAGCTTGGTAATCGCCGTTTCCAGCCTTCCGCCAAGATCCTTCAGCTTGTCCCCGGTCAGCTCCCCATCAAACAGCTCGTTAATGATGCCGAGTACGCTGGACACAAAGTTCAGCACCGGAGCTCCGATCTTGGAAACAATTTTTCCAAGCAGCTTGAAAATATCGCAGATCGTCTGCCAGATACCCGCGAAGGTTCCGGCTTCTTTTCCATCGTTCAGGCCGTCGATAATGCCGCCGGTCAAAACATCAACGAATGTATTCACCGCGGCAATCAGTGGCTCAAGAGAATCCAGGAGCCCGTTAAAGAGCTTCTCGAGGCCTTCGCCCTCAACCGCGGAGTCCGCCATTTCATATACGCCGAGACCGAGGGCGCTGAGAAGACGAAGAATAGAATCGATGCTCTTTCCAAGATGATCCTGATCAAAGAGCTTGCCGAGGAATCCGGCTACATCTCTGATCACCGTATAGGCCAGGACAAAGGCCGCGTAAATCGCGTTCACCACATCCTGAATCTGCTGCCAACGGGTTTTCTGGGATCCGTCTGCGGAAGCGTTAAAGAAATCGTGAATCGCGGAAATAAAATTACGGACGTTTGTCACAGTCTGATCCAACTGAGAAGCGAACCATCCGTCTCTTGCGTCCTCATCGTCCCACATGGAAAGCACGTCGTCAGGTGCAAAAAGCTTCATCATGTTCCAGAAGCCTTCCTTGATGAGCCCGCCGATATCCATCAGCGCATCAAGAAAACCGTAAGCGCCTTCGTATGCGATTACTTCCCCTTCGTCCGTAACTTCCCCGACAATCAGACTCCAAAGGTTAGTACGGCCTCCACCATTTCCCCAGATTTCCAGCAGCTTATTTCGATATTTCAGCAGATCATCTAGAGCCGCGCCTACCTTATTACAGATATTGCTGAACAGTTCCATGCTTTCAGACAATTCGCCGAAGATAAGGTTGTAGCTGTTCATCCAGCCGGTACTCAGCTGGTCCTTCCAGGCATTCAATATATCAGTAAAGGTCATACATTTCTGGGCGGCCTCATACGCAGCTTTTCCAAGATCGTCGAGTTTTGTCGCCTTGTCAGCCACGTCCCTTGTGAACCATTTGTTTTTTAATGTCTCCTCAAAATTTTCAAGGGTTACGACGGTTTCCTTACCAAAGCCTTTCGCTGTCTTATAGACCGTTTTTCCAGCCTTATCAGTTTCTTTCTTTAATGTTCCTGCCGCAACGGCGGCATCCATAGCTGCCTGTTTGAATTCATTCGTCGCGAGGCCCGCCTCTGTCAAGCCCTCGGACCAGTCTTTTTTCAGAACAATATCATCGTCTCCGAGGGCATCCTTAATTGCACGCTTCTGTTCTTCAGTTGTCTCAATCAAGGGTTCGGCATTCAAATTAAATGCAACGGTGATTAACGACTTGTCCAGCAGGCCCTTCTCAAGGAACTTCTCAAAATTGTCCGCCGTAATTTTAATCTGTTTGCCGTTCTTGGCCATCGTCTTATAGACGGTCTCGCCTTCGTCGTTAACCTCTTTCAGAAGCTTCTTCTGCTCAACGGCGGCATCGATGATCGCCTGGCGGTTCTCCTGGGAGTCCATATTCAGGCTCTTCCATTCCTTGGCGTCGATCTTGTTGTCCTTACCAAGCAGCTCATAGATCTGATCACGTTGTTCTTTAGTGGTCTTTACACCTTCGGCGATTTCTCCACTGTAGGTGATATCGTCATAGTAATAGGCCATGAAAGACTTCTGCATGACCTCCGTGTCCGCCCACTTCTTGCTCAGCGTTTCGGCCAGGTTCTGATAGGTGACCTCCACCTGTTTGCCAAACTGCTTGGCAGTCATCACCTTTCCGTTCTGCTTGATCAGATTACCGGTCGCCAAACCAGCCTGAATCAGCTGTTCCTTATACTCCTTGGTCGCCATTCCGGCGTTCTCAATGGACTTCCAGTCGATCTTAGTCATGGCGCCGACGCCCATGGCCTGGCTCAGGTTATACATGGCCCGGCTGGCTTCCTGAATACCACCACCGGAACGGGCCGCCCAGTTGGCAATGCCTTCCATCTGTTTTTCCGCTTTCTCAAGTGGAACGCCAACGGAAGTGAACTTGCCGATGTTGCTGGCCATGTCCGTGAAACTGTAGCTGGTCCAGTCCGTATATGTGTTAAGACGCTGCATGACCTTGTAAACGTCCTCTTCGGACCGGCCGGTCGCAGCCATAATTGTCTGGACGTTCTTGTTCAACTGTCCAAACTTTTCAAAGCCAACGTTCACCTGATCAATGGTCATGCTGTTGAAGAACGCTTTAGCCTTGGCGGCAGCACTCTCCAGCCCATGGCGGACCTGGCTGAGCACGTATTCGCTGACGGTTCCCAGCCCTGTGAATTTATCCGCCAGCTTCTGAATGTTACTGGCCATCTGGTCGAAGGTCAGCTTCCGGGTCGCGTCCTCGAAATCCTCCAGACTTTTTTCACATTGCTCAAAATCAAGGGCTTCCTTGAACTTTTCAAGCGATTTCTCACTTGTGGCAATGTTCTTTTCAAAGTCCTTGTTGTCGAATTGCATCTGGACAATCCGGGTATCTGTATTGCTAGCCATTACCTTGTGACCTCCTTCCAGCTTTCATCTGCTATTTTTTCAAAGATTGGACGCATGGCAGGATTCACAAAGTCAACTCCCTGAACATAGCTTCCATTTTGAAGTCCGTGACCGTAAATCAAAAGAATCGCGATGTTGACGCCTTTGTTCTCATTTGAGTTTGTCCAGTACAGGGTAACGGTTCCCTTGCCTTCCTCTATTCCGAAATCCCAGCTGTCGGCAGTCTTTCCGCTTTCGCTTGGCGTGGCGTTGCGAAGTGCCTGAACTCCAACCTGTCCGTAATGTTCGAGAATATTCAGGTAATCGCGCTTCAGAACACGGTTAAAGAACCGCTCCGCTTTATTGAAATTTCCCTTATGCTTGATCTTAATGAGCGCCAACCCGTGTCCCCCGCTTTCTTATCCGCGGGAACCAGTACGGGCCCGCCGCATCTGATTCAGTGCCCGATTCTCAGCGATGACGTCTTTCCGGCTTTTCTTCTTTCCGGGCTGATTCTTTTCATCGCAAACCCGGATCAGAGTCAGAAGCCGATTCAGATGCCATTTCTGGCACTCCATAGGAATCTCCAGACTGATCATCCAGTAATAGATGATCTCGCTTGTAATGATCTGACGATTCGGCCTCTTTTGGCTGTTTTTAAAAGTTGTCGCCGTCATTGGATCGTCAATATACCGGTTAACGGCATCAATGTTTGCTTCCGACAGCCCGAGAAATACATTTGGATCAACGTTCTGGCTGATTGTCATACAACGAATGTAATCGATGGTCTCCTCACGGCTTTTTGCTGCGCCGCTCAGAAACGGCTTTTTCCATTTGCTTTCCCATTTAGAAATGGAGACCAGGCTGTGCTCAAGCTGCAGCTCTCGTCCGTTCACCGTGATAAACCGTTCTGTCCGTTCGTCATACAACTCCCCGGAAGGAACCATAATCTTAAGCATGAACCCGGTCTCCTTTCCAGAACTTTATTTTGAGGGCATAGGTGTAACGTTCGTGGTTGCCGGCGTCAGCGTGCCTTCCGTCTTGGCGGACTCGGCCTCAGCTTTCTCGGCAACGTCCTTCGGCACGATGCCCATCAGGAATTCATGAAGCTCGTTCTCATTTGAAACCAGGTTCATGAAAAGCACGTCCCAGGCTTCGCTGATCTTGAAAAAGCTGGAAAGCCTGCGGCCATACCGGTCTTCCTTGACGAAACGTCCATCCTCGGACTTCTCGCCGTAGCTTTCAAGAATGAGGATGTCCAGCAGATCGATAAGCCGATCCTCATCCTTCTCCTTCATGATCTGATCGATCATGTTCTGAAGCCCTCCTGGAATTTTCCGATCCAGGACACGGAACTCCATCTTACTGAGGTTGAAATAGAAGTCCTTGGTGACCTCTTTACCTTCAAAGTCCGGAAAAGTAACTGTCTTTTTAACCATTTTTATTTACTCCTTTCAAATTTGCACAAAAAGAAAAAGAAGGGGCCCCGCGTCACAGCAGGGCCCCATAGGTTCCATTTTGATTAATCTCAGGTGGTGGCCAGAAGGGTGGCGACGGTCTCCGGATCCGGCAGATAAGGATCCGTCTGCTCGGTACCGTACAGAGCATTTTCCAGCGCGGTCAAGCCGGTAGAGGTCGCCGTCCTGCTGTCCACGGTGATCACGCTGGTGGGCTTGGCGCCGCCGACGTTTACGTTCACAGGCGTAGAGTCAAACTCCCAGCTGAAAGTGATCGCGTCGGGACTGTCGTTGATGGTCTCATACGCGCGCTCAGAGGGAGAGCAGGTGCAGTTGTATACCAGATGCAGCTTGTAGCCGGCGGCAACGGTACCGAGGGCAGCTTCGTCGTTACCCTGTTCGGTTCGATAGCAGAAGCCGAATACTTCACGGGCCTGCTGGCCGATCACAGCTCCGGGCGCCAGAGTGGCTTCGCCGTTGCAGCGCTCGAATTCGGGCGGATAGGTATAGGCTTCGATGGTGCCGCCAAAGGTTTCAGCCGCACGCATGGAAGCATACTTGATGTTGTCAGCCCACAGGTCGGTCTTATCCGCGCCTTCAGGGCTCTCGGTTACAGCGGTCAGGCCGTTCCAGGCGACCCCGATCCACTTGGCGGGCGTTTCATTATTTTTCAGATACAGAACACCCTTGCTTACACCATTTTCATACTTCTTCTCACCGGTTCCATCCCAGTGCAAAGCTTTCGTAGTAGGCATAGTATAACCCTCCTAAATTATTCGTAAATTCGGAAAACATAATGATGCAGACCGTCGGATTCATAGCTGCGCGTAAACCGGCACAGCGGAAGGCGAACAATTGCTTCCCGAAGTGGGCTTGTCGGATCCCGGTCGATAACCGTAAGATCATAGGAATGCTCGATCTTGTAGGGAGAATTGTTCGCACGGTCTACGGGGATATCGGTTAGCTTGTATAAAAGGCACGGATAGCTGAGCTTCGTGTCGGAGCCAGGTTGAAAAAAGACTCGGCCTTTTGAGCTGAGTCCTGTTGCACCTTCAAATGTCTCCTGAAGCAGATGATGCAGATCAAGCCGTCGGGCCATTGTACACGCCTCCGATCGTAATCAGCAGACGGGGCCGCTGAACCTCAACGTTAGTGACTGTCCAGCGGTTCCCCATCCACTTTACATATTTGATGCTCCCGAAATGCGCGTAGTCGTATTCTTCGGCCATAATGCTGATCTGATTGTTAATCCGGAGATTGTCCAGAATATCGCTTCCGCCTTCCCATTTCCTGGTATTGCGAAGAACGTCGCCGTATCTGTATTTCTCAACGATGACGTCCTCGATGATTCCTTCCCTCTCTCCGGTTCCTTCTCTCTCCTCGGCATAACCTACCGCGTCATAAAACTTGGGCATCTCGGTTCATCCTTCCATTTTGAATTAGTTGCCGCCGCCTTCGCCCTCGGTCTTGATCGTGAACTCTTCCTCGACAACGATCGCGGAGAAGGGCCGGACCAGAGCACCGGAGCACCGGGTTTCGATCAGGTACTTCTGAGCGTTGTAGTCGATGTCGAAGTCCTCGAACATGTTGACAGAGCCGCCCTTATCGGCGCCCACGTTGTAGTCCTTCATGTTGACGATAATCATCAGAGGACGGTAGCCCTTGGTCGCGTCGTCCTCATCCACGCGATAGGTGGAAGGATCAGCCATCGGAGGCACAGTCACGATGTTCTGCACGCCCAGCACGCTGGCCACAACGTCCTTGGTCGGATACAGGAAGTGACCGAAGCTGTCTTCCAGCAGGAGCAGATCGCTCAGGGTATCCTCGGACAGATAGGCCGTCGCGTTTCCGCTTCCCTTGTAGTCCTTCCAGGCCTTGCGGACCAGCTTGATCAGGGTCTTGGCCTTCTCTTCACCCTGCACGGCGGTGTACTGCTTCCGGACAACGAACAGGTCATCGTCATCGTGGAAGACGCTGTGGATGTGATCTTCGCTGATGTGGTCATCGGAATCCTCAGCGCGGCCGTCGCCCACCAGGATCGCCCGGGCGATTTCCTCGTCCAGCATCGTCCGCATTTCCTGCTTCATCCAGGCAACCACGTCGAAGTCAGTGATGTCCACGACGTCGTCACGATCCAGCTTCTGCTTCTTGTAAATGGTCTGGGGATCGGTCGTCCGCTTCAGCAGCTTGAAGACCTCGGTCTTCTTCTGCCGGCCCTTGATGTAACCCCGCGCACGGGCCTGTTCCTCGGTAATATCCGCGAACAAAGTCTTGATGCGGGAGAAGGGAGTGTGGGAAACAGCGTTCATCACCTGGGTAACCCAGCCCATGTCACGCTGAATGAACTGCGGAGCACCGCCGGGAACGCTCCTGTCTTCCGGGAAAAGCCAGTCGATCTGGTCGATGCCATACTCGGCGCTGTGCTCCAGCACGGACTGCCGCAGGCTGCCGATCCTCTTGGCATCCTTGATCAGGGTATCCATCTGCGCATGGGTCAGGACGTTCTGGTCGTTCGTCTCCATGGCTTCGTTGTCAAACACATTCTTTTTCATGATAAATTCCTCTCCTTCAATATCGCTGTGCGCCGCTTCATCGGCGTCTTCGTTGTCTTCTTCGTCCTCATCGGACTGCTCTTCGGCGCTCTCCAGCGCCTGGGCTACCAGGTACTCCGTAACTTTCCGCTGCTTCTCGGACATGGAATCCAGAACGTCCTGGACAGTCTCGTCACTGCCTTCCTCATCGGCGTGACTGATAGAATCCTCATCATCGAAAGCGGACTGCTCTGCTTCCTCGTCTTCGTCTTCGTCGTCTCCGCCGAGCGCCTGAGCGACCAGGTATTCAACAACCTTCCGCTGCTTGTCGGTCATGGAATTGAGAACGTCCTGGACGGTCTCGTCCTTATTGGCTTCTTCCTTGGCCGGCTTTTCCGCGGCAGGTTCATCTTTTTTGGGCTCTTCCTTCTTGGGAGCTTCTTCGGGCTTCTTCTCAGGCTCGGCATGCTCCACGGCTTCTTCGTCCAGCTTCATGCCGGATTCGAATTCAAAGCCCTCGTCGTCTCCGTGCCAAATCGTCGCCTCGGTTTCGCTCTCCTCGCCATGGGCCAGAATCGGGAACTCGATCTTGGCTCCGGGATTCGCACCGGCCAGTACCAGGCTCAGTTCACGGATCACACCGTGAATGACGTCGCCGCCGCGCTGCACCAGCTTGTTTGCATAGATGCTCAGGCTGTCGAAGTCTCCGTGCCGGACGCATTCCCTGGCATGGCGTCCCATGTCTGTATTGTTAAGACTGCAATAGGCGTAAACGCCGTCTTCCCTGTTTTCCAGCAGAGCATGGCCGATGACCCGGGTGGGGTCGTCGTGATTGTGCTGGTATACCAGCGGAACCGTTCGCCCGTCGTCGTCTTTGAAGGCGTCTTTCCGAATGGTTCTGCCATCAGCGCACAGAAGATCGTTCTTCGTCGCCCATCCGCTGAAGTCGAATTTGTTTTTCTTCATCCTTACTTACCCTTTCTGTATTTTTCCCCAAAAACAAAAAAGCAGGCTTCCATTTTGAAGTCCGCGATCCTTGCTTAAGGTTTATGGTATGTCAGATACCTTCATGTCCGCGAGCGTGGTTTCCGCGCTCTCATCGTTCTCCGCGTCTGTCGGAACAGCTTCTGCTCCAGCGCCTTCTCCGGGAGCCATGCCTCCTCCAGGATTGATGTTGGGATTCATCAGCTGATCCGCTCCCTGGTCTTCAATCGGTTTATAGCCCATCCGCTGCCGAAGCTCATTCTTGGTGATAACTTCGCCCGTCACCAGCTGGATGCCATTCGCAGTCATGCTGTCGGCGGTGGCCAGCTTGAAGATGTCGTTGAAGTACATCACGCGCTGATGTTGGCTTCTCGCGGTTTTGGTCAGGAATTTCCGATTGAATTCGTCGGAAATGGCGGATACGATTGGCTCGACTGTACGGCTGATATAGTTCATCATCACGCGCTCATCAGCGGTTCCCTCAAAGACTTCCTTCGTCATCCCCAACTGGCTGTATAGCATGCTCGTCAGATACTCGATCTGGTCCATGAGCTTGTTTTCAACCGGCCTGGAGAGCTGCGTGAATTTCTCCGTACCATCCGTATAGGCGATTCCGTATTTGTTGCCGGT